GGTTAAAGGACAAATCCTTGGTTATAAAGTAACTAATGGTGGTTCTGGATATACCTCTGCACCTTCGGTAAGTATCGTAGGTAATGGTACTGGTGCAATTGCATATGCAGTACGCGCAGGTGAGACCATCGTTGACATTAAAGTCAAGGCTGACTCTGCGGGTAACTCTGGTAATTCTTACTTCGGTTCGGGGTATGAATATGCGAATGTAGTTATATCTGGAGGTGGTGGTGACTCTTGTATTGTTCGTCCTATACTCGGACAATACAATGGTATTGGTTCAGACCCTGTTATTGACCTGAAGGCAAATGGTGTTATGTTTAACTCCAAACCAGATGGTATTGAGGGTGGTGACTTTATTACTGGTGACGAGATATTCCGTCAAGTATTGTTGTTACGTAACCCTAGAGTAGATAGTTCAGAAGGTACTTTACTTACATCTACTTCTGCCCGAGCACTTGATAGTATTATACACGATGGCAGTGGATTTGTCAAGTCTACAGTTCAGAAATCTCAGATTCAAGGTGTTACCTCTGGTGCTAAAGCAATCATCGATGACACTAATGATTCGGATACAATCTGGTATCACCAAAATGAAACAACCGGATTCACCTCCTTCCAAGTTGCAGAAGAGATTCAGGTGGTGGGAAACACAAATATCAACGGAACAATAAGTAGCAAAGTAGACGGTGGGTTTAATCCGTACACTGGAGATCTACTATATATTGATAACCGTTCAGCAGTCACGCGATCCACTGATCAAACCGAAGACCTGAAAATCGTAATTACTATCTAGGATTAAGAAATGCCAAACACATTTACAGAACAAACATTCAGATCGACCTATAAGGATGATCATGCGGATAGTGATAATTATTCACGAATCTTGTTCAATGCCGGCCGTGCATTGCAAGCACGTGAACTTACGCAGATGCAAACCATCATCCAAAAAGAAATCAAAAGGTTTGCTGATAACATATTCCAAAAGGATGGTGTTCCTACTAAGTCTGGTGGAATCGCACCCAATAACACTTATGCTTTCGTCAAGATAGAGAATGATCAGAACAACTCTTTTGATGATATTGCAGCACTGAAGGGTGTTGTACTGACTGGTGCAAATTCTAGTATCAAAGTCAAAGTTTATGAGGCAGTTGCTTCAGAGAACAGTGATCCGGATACTCTTTATGTACAATACTTAGATAATCCAAATACACAAAGTCCTTCGGTTGCTCTTACGTCATCTGCGTTTGTTACGCCTGGCGAAGTACTCTCTAACGGGTCTAACATCAACCTAACTGTTCAGACTACCAATACCTCTACCAATCCCGCAGTTGGATTTGGTTCACAGGTCGAAGTTGGTCAATCCGAATTTTACGTTCAGGGACATTTTGTATTCTGTCCTAAACAAAATGTATTTCTCAGTAAGTATAACAACAACCAGACAGCAGATATTGGTTTCAAGGTTGTTCAAGATGTTGTGACGGTAACAGATACCGATGCACTATACGACAATCAGAATGCGACACCTAACCGTTCTTCGCCTGGCGCAGACCGTTATCGTATCCGACTTGTTCTTACTAGACGAGATCAGATAGTAACCGGAGATACTTTCGTATACTTCTGTCGTATCGAATCTGGTCAACTAGTTGATCAACAATCAGCAGACGAAAGTTTTGATAAAGTAAGAAACCACGTTGCTACACGAGTAAGAGAAATCAACGGTGACTTCATTCAGAAGTACTGGAAACTTCGTGTAGAACCTAATGGTACAAATGCAAGTTCTACTTTAATGTTGAAGGTAGATCCAGGCACTGCATACATCGATGGATTCCGAGCTGCAACTACTGCAACTCGGAATATACCTATTCCTAAGGCAAGAGATACAATACTTAGAGAAGAAGAACAAATAGGTATCGACTACGGAAACTACTACTATTTCGATAGTGGTGTTGGTATGTTGGATATCGATACTTGCGAAGAAGTAACTCTATATGCAGGTTTCGATGGTGCAGATAGTGCAATTGGTACTGCACACATTCGTGCGATTACCGAAGGAACAAGTTCACTTCGTACTGGTGGATATACGTATACTCGTGCACCTTTATACAAGGCACACCTATTTGACATCTTCCGAGACAACTATAACTATAGTTTACGTGATGTTAAATCTATCAAATCTACTACCAACTCACACCTAGTAAACCTTGTTCAAGTAACAGGTAATGTGGGAAGTGTTGTACATGAACCTAAGAAAAATGCGTTGTTGTTTGATACTCCGTTGAGACGACCCAAGTCTTTTACTGATGTCACACTGACGTTCATGAAGAAGTATAACTTTACTGCTTCAGGTACTACCCATACTATTACTCTAACCGATTCTGGTGAGAGTTTTGTAGGTGAGTCTGACATTATTGTTGCATCCGCAACTGAGTTTGCTCCCGCAGGTATTACCCCAAATATTCAATCAGGTAACAAAGACGTTTTGTTCTCTGGTCTTACCAATGGTGTTGCGTATGAAGCAATAGTATTTGTACGAAAGACTAATGCAAGTGCCAAGACAAAGACACTGACCGAAACTACTGTTACAACATCATTAGATTCTGATGGAAAGGGTGTTAATTACCTTGCCCTCGGTAAATCAGATGTTTACAGTGTTGAACGTGTAACACTCAATGACTCTGATGGTGCAGATGTATTCACCAGTTTCTTGTTTGATGCAGGTGGCCGTGTTACTCACCAAGATGACAGTAGACTCATTTACTCTGGTGGTGGTTTTGATAGTGCAGGACAATCTATATTTGTACGATTCAAGTACCTAGAACCTTCGGTAAGTGGACAGTTCTTTGCTGTAAACTCTTATGATGGTCAACTAGATTATCTGAAAGTTCCTGGCCAGAAATTACCGGATGGTGGTATCCTATCTTTACGAGATGCAATCGACTTCCGTCCATCAACTGATGGTTCTGGTTCGTTCTCCTCGGGTAGTATATGTCCTCTACCAGTACCTACAGACACTATCATTACCGATGCAGAGTATTACTTACCTCGTGCAGACCGTTTGGTTGTATCTAAACAGGGTGAACTACGTTATATCACTGGTTCTTCCTCGTTGAATCCGAAATATCCTGATGTTCCTGTGGATTGTATCGACCTTTATAAACTGAGACTGAATGCTAATACCATGCATACTCAGGATTTAAGATCAACTCTTATTCCACGTAAGGGTTATACGATGCAGGACATCAACAAACTAGAAGAGAAAGTTGATCGTCTTGAAGAGATGACTACATTATCACTTCTCGAACTGAATACCAAGATGATGAACGTTTTGGATTCTGCGGGTAATGATCGTGCCAAGTCTGGTTTCTTTGTAGACAACTTTAAGTCACACTCTCATTCTCAAACTAAGTCTCCTGAATATCGTGCTGCGATTGATAAGAGAGGAAAACTGTTACGTCCTACTTTCGTAGAAGACTGTGCAGATCTTTTCTATGACAGTGACCATGTTGGTCAACTACGTACCGGTGTATTCGGTGACTTCGTTATGTTGGATCATACTGAAATTGCATATGAAGCCCAAGAACTTGCCTCTGGTACAGAAAACCTTGCACCCTTCTATGTTCCTACTATTGTCGGTAATCTAGAACTTTCTCCTGAAACTGATTCTTGGAAAGAGACTCAGAAAATTGGTGAGACTGTTGTTGGTCGTTCAAGTGAATTTGACCTTAGACATGCATTGAACTGGAACAACTCAGAGAACGAGTGGTTCGGTGTAGATCCTTCTGACTTAGAAGCAGGTGATGCCGCAACTTCATTTGTAAGTGGTACCGCAACTTCTGTTGTACATAATAGTTCTGACCCTGTTCTCATTGGTAGTGAGACAACCGAAACTCTTGGTGAGTGGGTTGAAGTCGGTCATGTGACTGATGTTGAAACTCTCTATACCGAAACCGTAGAAGTCTCGCGTGAACGTGAAGAAGAAATCTCTCGTACCGTAATTGACTCTGGGTGGAACAATGATTATTGGAATGGTTGGTATGGTGGTTGGGCTGGTGACTGGGGTGGTTCTTACTTTGGTCTAGGTGGATCGGGTTATGGTTATAGTTATTCCATTCCTTGGACACAAGAACAAATTACCACTGATATGTGGGATGTTGTTACTACCGAAACTAGAGACAAAGTTAAAACTGTTAACACCTCTACTTACGAAACTACACGTACAATCGAAACTGAAAACGCATATGAGAGTACTACTGACACCACGACTACGACTACTACCTCTAATACAGTAAACCGTATCGCGAGTGAGTCTACTATCCGTGACGTAGTTGGTAAGAAGATTATTGATGTGTCGGTCATTCCTTTCATGCGTTCAATCGATATTCGATTCAAGGCTGAAGGTCTTCGTCCTAATACACAGTACTTCCCATTCTTTGATGGTTCTAATGTATCTTCTTTCTGTAGAGAAGAGACTGATTTCAAGACTTATCAAAATAGAAAATACCTAGACTCTAAAAGTACTAGTGATGAAGAAGGGGTACAACGTACTACCCAAGAACATAGTTCTGGTAAGACCAACCTCATATCTGATGCTGAAGGTACTATCACGGGTTCTTTCGAGGTACCGAACAACCAAGCGATGCGTTTCTATACGGGTCAACGTGAGTTCGCATTACTTGATGTGAATGTTAACGATTTCTCTGCCGCAATGTCATTCGGTAAAGCGGTGTTCCACTCTAGAGGTGTCCTCGAAGAGTATGAAGATGAAATCGAAGTAACTCGTGTACTCAAGGTTGTTGGTAATAGTACAACTGATGTTGATAGATCAGTGACTACTAAAAACACCGTATGGACTGAATCTGTAATTTCAACTGAAGTTGCAACTGATGTTAAGTCAACCGAAACATACACGACACTTACTGGTGATACAACAACTACCACAGAACATGTGGGCGAAACTTCGGAACTCAATTACCAAAATCAAATCACTCCGGTAGATCACGTTACGGATACCACTACTCCTCCAGGCGGTTCTGGAAGTGTTGGTTTCAGTAAAGGTGGTTACCATTATGATAAAAATGTTACTGCGTATAACGATCATTATACTTACCACGATCCGGTCGCACAGACTTTCTTGATTAAACAGATTGCGGGTGCGTTTATTACTTCGGTTGATGTTTACTTTGCAACTAAGTCTTCTAGTGCTCCTGTATTCTGTGAGTTGAGACCTACCGTAAATGGTGTTCCTTCTTCAAGTAAGATTATTGCAACTAAGAAACTGTCTGCTAGTCAAGTAAATCTTGTTCCTCAAGGATCTAACAACAAACAGATGTTACAGAATGCTACTACATTCTCATTCGATCATCCGGTATTTGTTGCAGGTGGAGAGTACGCCATTGTACTGAGACCCGGCAACAATGATCCAGATTACAATGTATATGTTGCGACTGTTGGTGAGAGACAATTGAACTCCAACGAAGCATTCATTTCACAACAAACAACTCTGGGTGGATTCTTTAAGTCTCAGAATGGTAAGTTGTGGGAGCCTTCTTCTGGTCAAGATCTTGCATACAGAATCAACGTTGCTAGGTTCGAAACTTCTGGTAATGCGATTCTTGAGAATGCAAACATACCTCCGGTGTCTCTGTCTAAAGACCCATTGGTCGTAGATTCTGGATCTGACACTGTACGTGTTATGTTCAAAGGTCATGGACTTAGAGATGGAGATAAGACTTGGATTCGTGGTATCGACTCTGCAACTGATTTCGGTAATGGATTGACCGGTGCAGATGTGAATGGTGTGCGTACTGTTATCGCCTTTGATAACTCGGGTTACACATATCAAGCAACTTCTTCTGCAACTTCACGTAAGTGGTTCGGTGGACAGTCTGTAACTTCACAGAGAAACTTGAACTACGAAGTGTTGAGACCAGAGATTGATATCAAACAACCAAGTGAGACTAACTATACAATGTCTATTAAGACTACTAGTCAGTCTGCATTGGCTGGAAGTCAGACCAGATTCGTCAAAGATGCCTCATATCAAATCATCGAGAACAAGAAGAATAATGAGTTTGCAAATCCTCGTGCACTTTATAACAGACGTACCGAGAACCTAACCGGTGCAGGTAAACTTGTAGGAGAACGTTCTGCAACTGTACAGGTAACAATGAAGACAACTAACCCATACTTGTCTCCAGTAATTGACTTGCAACGTGCCAAGGTGAATACCATTCACAACTTGATATCTAAACAAGACTCTGCTGCGACTGATGGGTTCAATGTTCCGTTATCTTATGTCAATGAGTTAAATCCTCTATATGGTACTGAGTCTGCGAAACATGTTACTAAGATAACAACCCTTACGGAAGAGGCTGTTGGTCTGAAGATCCTACTTGCTGCGAACAGACCTCCTGAGTCAGATTTCCAAGTTTATTGGAAAACTGCAAGTGCGGGTGACGACATCAAGAGATCTTCATGGAATTTGGTCAACTCAGAAACTACTTTACCGGTAGATACTAACAGAAACATTTTCCGTGAGTATCGTTATCTTGTCGGTGGTGATGGTGGTACTATGGCACCATTCACACAGTTCCAAGTAAAAATCGTTATGAGATCAACTAATAGTGCGCAAGTACCTAGTTTCCGTGACTTGAGGATTATATCACTGGCAGTATAATATGAAAAAGAGAGAACTGGTACACGTAAAAGATGAACCCGATTTTGCAAGAGATGCAGAATCGGGTGCCATTATTAATATAAATAGAAGTGAAATACAACTTGCACGGGAACAGAAGAAACTCCGTAAACAAAAGATGCAAGATGAAAAGAATCTTAAAGTAAAGGTTGATAGACTAGAGTCAGATATCCATGATATCAAATCCTTACTTTCACAACTAGTAGAGAAACTATAGATGTCAAGACCATTTACGAAACTAAGTGACTCGTTCAAGACAATGCGAGACAACCAGAACACTGTCTCTTATAATATTGGCGATCCGGTGGATCTTCTCACTCACGGTGATAGTGATGTGGTCATGGCCATCAACGAAATCGAAAGGGTGTTTGACGCATCTTCCGGTGAAATCATTTATCCTACGGGAAATGCCCTCCAAGGGGAAACTCAAACTCGTTTACTAATCAGTACTAATCAAGCAAGTGGTACTGATGTACAATTCAATGTCGGTGCAAACTTCAACGTTGATGCGGTAGGTGATATTAATTTAGATGCCGGTGGATCTAACATCAACTTCCTTGATGATTCGGTCAGTCGTATTGCATTTACTTTGGGTGCGACTAACACTGTTGGTGTGACTGGTGTACTTGACCTTGATGTCTCTTCTAATCTCGACATCGATGTGTCTGGTAATACGACTCTTACCTCCACCGGCACAACTACTATGGAAACAACTACATTCACTGTTGATGCATCCGGAGATGTAATCCTTGATGCAGATGGCGGAAATGTAACTTTCAAAGATGGTGGTGTCACAGAGTACGACTTTGCTACTGACGGTACAGTTTCTCGTACCGGAAACTTGACATTTGACATCTCGGGTGATATAATCTTCGATGCAGATGGGGCAAACATTACATACAAAGATGGTGGTGTTACTCGTATTGCATATACGATGGGTACCACTAACACCGAAACCATAACTGGTAATTATACTCTTGATGTGTCTGGTAATATTATACTAGATGCGGACGGTGGAAACATCGACCTAAAAGATAATGGAATATCTAGATTTGAATATGGTTTGGGTTCATCTAACACCGTAGACGTAACAGGTAATCTAGCCCAAACCGTCTCAGGTAACTTCTCAGACAGTGTTGGCGGTGCTTATGATATCACCTCAACTGGTGGAATGTCTCATACCACTCTTGGTACTCTCACCACAACCTCATTGGGACAAACCCATAATGTGACAGGTGACTTCTCTGTCGATGCATCCGGAGATATTACTCTTGATGCTGATGGTGGACAACTATATCTAACAGATGGTGGTGCCAATAAGGTAACATATAATTTCGGTACGAATCAAGAGATTGATGTTGTCGGTTCGTTGATCTTTGATGTTGCCAATGATATTGTATTGGATGCCGGTGGTGGTGACATTGACCTCAAACAAGCTGGAACGACTCGTTTTGCTTACGGACTAGGTTCAGCAAATACTTTAGATGTTACAGGTACACTCACTACTACTACTTCGGGTAACAACACCCTTACAGTGGCAGGAGATCACTCTGACAGTGCTTCTGGTACTCGTGACATCTCTTCGACTGCCGGTATCAATATCGACACTCGTGGCCCGATGACGAATACTGCGGGTGGTGCATTCAATCTTGTTACCGAATCAAACATGGGTCTTACCGCTAGTGGTAACCTAACCGCAGATATTGAGGGTGATATTAACCTTGATGCGAACGGTGGTAATGTTACACTTAAAGATAATGGTGCAGTAAGATTTGATTTCCAGATGGGTGCGAATCAAGAGATTGATGTACCCACCGGCAACTTGACCGTTGACGTTGCAGGTGATATAGTACTGGATGCAGGTGGAAACGATATAGACCTGAAAGGTGCGGGAACAACTCGTTTCGCATATGGTCTAGGTGCATCGAACACATTGGACGTAACTGGTAATCTTGCACAAACTGTATCAGGTAACCAATCTGATAGTGCTGGTGGTACTTACTCAGTTACTTCTAGTGGTGCAATGTCTCATACTACTTTGGGTACATTGACCACAACATCATTGGGACAAACCCATACAGCAGACGGTAATTACTTGATCGATGCTTCTGGTGATATTACACTTGACGCAGATGGAAACGACATTTACTTCAAAGACGGTGCATCCACACGCATCCGTCATCAATTAGGTGCAACAAACAACATCACTGTTACCGGAGATTATAATATATCGGTAAGTGATTCTGCATCTTTGTCTACTACAAATGGTTATAGTCTAACTATTGGTGGTTCGGTAAAAGAGAATATTACTGTAAACAAAACTACTACTGTTGGTGGCACATTAGTAAATGCCATCATCGGTGCATTAAATGATAGTGCGGACTCGTATGGTCTGACTACTACAGGTAGTATTGTACAGACTGCCGGTGGATCTACATCTACTACCGCAGGAACAACTGCAACCATCAATGCAGGAACAGATATTCTTCTTGATGCATCTGGAGATATTACTCTCGATGCTGATGGTGCGGACATCTACTTCAAGGATGGCGGTGTAACTAAGTTCACCTATAACCTTGGTGCAAACCAAGAAGTTGATGTTGTAGGAAATCTGACGTATGATGTCTCCGGTGATATTACACTTGATGCAGACGGTGGTGACATATATCTCAAGGATGCAGGAACTCAGTTTGGTCGTTTACAGAACAGCAGTAATCAACTAGATATCTGGTCTGGATCTACTCTTGCAATCGAAATGGATTCAAGTAAGGTAGAGATTCATGGTCGTGCATTCTACACTGACGAAGATCTAGACACTACCGCACAAGATGTTGCGGGTGGTATCAATGAACTTCATTTGCAACTAGATAGTGCAGTTGGCGAGATAGAGTCCGAGAAACTTATAACCCGTGCGCATCTGGACATTATACAGTCCGGTGGTACAACTGCGAACATGTCAGGAACAGGTATCTCTACACTGGATACAACAAGTAAGTTTATTGTTCCGGCTATCAATGAGATCCACACACAGTTGGATAGTGCAGTTGGTGAGATTGAAGTTGTAAAGGGTAGAGTCACAAGTAATGACACGGACATTCTTAACTTGAGTAATCGAGTAGGACAGTTGAATCAACTTGATAGTTCTGCGCCAGGCAACTTCTTTGAAGGTATAAATAATGATAGTATTGTTAAAGCGTTAAATGAACTGGCATCTAGAACTGTCTTAATCTATGACGAAAACGGTACTCTTCTAAACTAATAGTAGGAAAGAGAATGTCAGATAATAAGACATTACCGTTAAAATTAAAAGACATTAATGGTAATCTCCAACAGATAAATGCAACCGAGAAAAATTATGTTGCCTACCTCGCAGGACTACAGAACGCAATTGCGGACAGTAGCGATGTAGGGCTTCTTACGCTCAGTGCAAGTGGAAATAGGTCTCTTGGGTCTCTGACGGATACCTATTATCCAGAACCCGTTGGAACTCATCCATATAATGCCCAATCGGTTATTACCACCACAACAAATTTATATCAGATCAATGGTACCGCACTAGAGAATGATAGTGATTGGAGAAAACCAGTCGGACATTATGAAAGTAATGTATATGAAATGTCGGATAATGATCTGAACACTTTCATCGATGATATCAATGGTCGTATCGCACTATCTGACTATCCAGGCTCTCTCAAGTTGTCTTCGACCAGACCTAGTGCAGACTATGACATTCTAGTCCCTAGTGTTTTGCATGATCAACGTGCTGACTCTTCGGGGAACCCATATACTGTAAATGACTATAGTATATGGCGTAGAACTGCAATGACTGCTCCAACTTCGGTCACTCTCGCGGGACTGAAGAGAAGTAGTGGCGACTCTGGTACTTATGAAGGATTACAAGCATTAACAAATCGTCAAGTTCAAGTGACTATTGGTCAACGTGCAAAGACTAGACGTGCAATTGATGGTGCGGTCGGATCATATGAACTTAGAACTTCTTCGCAGGGTATACCTGTCGGTGGTACTTGGAAGAATGTAGGTAGTGCTGCAAACACCATTCGTGTTGTCAGTGAACAGAACTATACTCGCACACGAGCATCTTTATACACGAGAACTAGACCTTCGGCTTACGCTGATGATTACACTCGCACAGGGACAGTTTCATATGCAGGCAACTATACTGGAAATTACACCAGAGACTTTATAGGAGACTATACCAGAGAATTTACGGGCAATTATACCGGTGATTATACTGGCGACTATGGTAGAACTTTTGTCGGAGACTATTCTAGAGACTTTGCAGGCAACTATATTGGAAATTACACAGGTAACTTCAATCGCAACTTTTCACGTACCTTTTTTAGAGATTTCATAGCGACACGTATCAGTTCATTTGCCGGTGAATTTATAGGCAATTATACCGGAGCCTTCACACGGACTCGGGAATCGACTTATAGTAGATTCCGTTCATCTAGTTATTCCAGAGACTTTGCAGGCGAATATACTAGATTGTTTCTTGGCAACTATGCTGGTAACTATGTAGGTGAATACACACGCATCTCGACACGTGATAGACAATCTACCTATACCCGAACAAGAATAGTAAGTAGAAATTCCAGTTACACTGGCGATTATACCAGATTTTTCTCTGGACAATATTCACGTGACTTCACTAGAATTAGGGCATCAACTTACACTGGCAATTACTCCAGACTTTTCTCTGGACAATATTCACGTGACTTCACTAGAATTAGGGAATCAACTTACACTGGCAATTATACTGCCACATATATTGGTAACTATGCACGTGACTTCACTAGAGATAGAGGTTCTTCATACTCCAGAAGTTTCATTGGTAACTATGCACGTGACTTCACTAGAGATAGAAGTTCTTCATACTCCAGAAGCTTCATAGGTAACTTTTCACGTGACTTCACAAGAGATAGAATTTCTACATATAATAGAAACTTCAGCAGAACTCGTTTCTCAACATATATTGGCAACTTCACTCGAATATTAAACTCTACACGCACTTCGACATCCACATATGGTGCTGTTAGAGTAAGTAATTATACTCGAATCCGTTCATCACTCCTAAAAGCTTCTGTATACTATACTGGTGATTACACAAGAGACTTTGTGGGTGCTGGTTATTTAGGAGTGCCGGGGGCAACATATACTCTTAACCGTACATCTACTTTTGCGGGATTTACGTATTATACCAGATTAGACAAATCGGGTGGTACACTTGCCTTTGCTGGCCCTGCTACGTATACCGGTGACTTTATAACTACTAGGACGGTTCCTTCATACATTGGTGATTACACAAGAGTCAGTTCATATTTGCAGGGATTCACTCGCGAATTTACTAGGACTCGGGTATCTACTTATTCTAGAGAGTTTGCTGGGGAATACTCAAGAAACTTCGAAAGAGCCAGAGTATCAAGTTATAATAGATTGTTTGTTGGCGAATACTCAAGAAACTATGAAAGAACTAGAAATTCGAATTACAACAGATCGTTTGCTGGGGAATACTCAAGAAACTTTACCAGAAATAGAGATTCTAGTTACATAAGAGTTAGATCTTCTACTTTTGCGGGAGAATATGCGAGGGACTTTACCAGAAATAGAGATTCTAGTTACATAAGAGTTAGGTCTTCTACTTTCTCGGGACAATATGCAAGAGACTTTACCCGAGAAAGAAACAGTAATTATATACGGACTAGGGTTTCACTCTATACTGGTAACTATACCGGTGAATATACGAGAGACTTTGCCGGTAACTATACCGGTGATTATGCAGGTCTATTTACCAGAGTTAGTTTAAATGATCGTTATTCGACATATATCAGAACTCGGGTATCGTCTTACCTTAAAGCGTTTGCTGGGAATTATACAAGAGACTTTGCCGGTAACTATACCGGAGATTTCCTACGAATATCAACCAGAACAAGGTTCGATTCTTTCAGTAGAACTCGGGCTTCGTCATACATAACTTTGAGAGCATCTACATACGTTGGAGTTTATGCTGCGGATTATGTCGGTGATTATACTGGTGAGTTTACCAGAGATAGAAACTCCAACTATACCCGAGAAAGAAACAGTAATTATATAAGAAATCGTGGGTCTACATATACCAGAACTAGAGGATCTTCATATACTAGAGAGTCTACTCGAACAAGTACTGTAGATTTTGGCGGCAACTATATTGGTAATTATAGTAGAAACTTTGCCGGTAATTATTCCAGAGACTTTGTAGGAGACTACGTGGGTCAGACTATTAGGGATACTACATTCTCAGTTGAAACATATACTCTGTATGTAAGAACCGCATAAATAAACTTATAAATAGAAATAAGTTTAATAAATTAGAGAAGTGAATTTGTGGCCGCATCTGATATCCCACTAAAGTTAGAAGGTACGAATGGTGATCTGAAGGAGATGACTCCTACGGAAGAGAACTATCTCGCCTATCGTGCAGGTATTCAACTAAAGAATTCTGCGGGTTCTTCTGCTGGAGACTTGCATCTCTCTAGTGGTACTATCATTGGTTCTTTCGTTGATACTTTCTACAATGAACCTGATGGTACCCATCCCGCATCATCTATCACTTCCGGCACAACTACGACTAATCTAAGACAACTATCTAATGATGCGAACTATAATGGTGGTTTTTATAACAGACCGGTTGGTTGGAACACTTCGGGTGATGTAGGTATTCATGAATTCACTGATTCAGATATGGATACCTTATGTACTCGTCTGAATGCACGTATTGCAATATCTGATTATCCAGGCACCTTTTACCTTGGTTCTTCTGCACCTAGTGCGGACTATGGTACATTTATCCCTACTGTATACACAGACACATTAGGTAACGGAACTTCTACAGTATACAATATCTATCAACGTGATGCAATGACTGCACCGACAGCCACGTCTCCGATTGGTATGATTGGGTCAGATTCTGCCGCCAGTTTTGGTGGATTACAAGAACAATCTGTTAACCAGATTACTTACACTTATGGACAACACTGTAAAACTCTTAGGGGAAAGGTGGGTAATATTGGTTCTTACCAATTAAGATCTGCGACTCAGGGAACTCCGGTAAGTGCAGGAACTTGGGCCGCAAAAGGTACTGCGACCAATACTAAAAGAACAACTTCAGAACTTGCATATGTTCGTACTCGTGCATCTTCTTATACTCGTGATCGTTCATCCGCATACGCAAGAACAAGAACTTCACTATACACTCGTAATAGCACAAATACGTTCACCCGAGATTTTAGTGGAAATTATATTGGCAACTACACTCGAAACTTTTCGGGACAATATATCAGAGATTATGTGGGTGAGTATGTCGGTAATTACGTAGGTGAGTACACAAGAAACCGTGCTTCAACTTTCACTAGAAACAGTACTGATACTTTCTCTAGAATCTTTGTGGGCGAGTATGTTCGCAATAGATCTTCTGCATATACCAGAGATAGTATCAATACTTTCACAGGTAACTTTGTAGGCAATTATTCTAGAACAAGAGTATCTGCATACAGTAGAAATAGTATTCGCAACAGGTTGAGTACATATACTCGTAACAGAACATCTACATACACAACCGTGTTTTCGGGAAACTATATTGGTAATTTTGTTGGGGATTATTCCCGTACTAGAGTATCCGCATACGCAGGAACATACTCACGTAATCGCATATCAACATATTCGCGAACACGTACCAGTGCATATATTCGTGATCGAGTAACATCCTTTATTGGCGACTTTGTTGGCAACTATGCACGTAACAGAGTATCATCATACTCTAGAATAAGTACCCGTACTCGTATCTCCGCATATACCCGAACTAGAAGCTCCACATACACCAGAGATCAACTAACGACTTTTACCGGTAACTATGTTGGTAACTACGGCCGTACTCGTATCTCTGCATACGCAAGAATTCGTGTTTCTAATTATGCAGGTAATTATACAGGCAATTATACACGCACGAGAATATCCGCATATACACGTGATCGAGTAACAGACTTTACCGGTGACTTTATTGGTAACTACACTCGTGGCCGAGTTTCCAATTATGTTCGGGATAGACTTGTAACTTTTACCGGTGACTATGTTGGTAACTATAATAGAACATTTGTTGGTAATTATAATAGAACATTTATAGGTAACTATTCACGTGGGTTTGCGGGTGACTATACCGGCAACTATTCTCGTATATCAACACGTATTAGTGCAAGAACAAGAGGTTCCAACTACACTCGTATTTCTTCACGGAATTCATTGGTAACATATACTCGCGACAGATTCCAAGGATATGTCGGTAACTTTGGTGGTAATTACGCAAGAACATTTGTCGGTAATTATGTCGGCGACTATGGTAGATCATTTGCTGGTAACTATACCGGAAATTATAACCGTGCGTTTGCTGGCGACTATACTGGTAACTACCAAAGAACATTTGCCGGAAACTACATTGGTAACTATACCGGAAATTATACTCGTGCGTTTGCTGGCAATTATACTGGCAATTATAATAGAGGGTTCGTAGGAGAATATGGCCGTACTCGTCCTTCTGCATATACCAGAAACAGCACACGTATTTCAGTTCGCACACTCAACTATATCCGAACGAGTCTTCGAACTTCAGTTCGCACACTCAACTATATCCGAACGAGTCTTCGAACTAGTAGTCGAATTTTAACATATACTCGTGATTCGACCTATACTGGTAACTATACCGGAAATTATACTCGTATAAGAATTGCAACTGGTGACTATATCAGAACCAGAACTGCCACCGGAACATATATTCGTACCAGAACTGCCACCGGAACATATATTCGTACCAGAATTGCGACTGGTAACTACCAACGTATATCAATAAGAGACAGAATTGCTACATTATACTACCAACGTACATCATATTATGCAGGTGATTTCACAGGTAACTACACTCGTACATTGTATTACATTGGTAATTTCACAGGTAACTACACTCGTACATTGTATTATGTTGGTAATTTTGTAGGTAACTATAATAGAATAGTTAACTATGTAGGTGACTATACTCGAATAGTTAAACAGACAGTGTATTATACCGGTGATTATTTGGGGGTTGCGAATTACCTGAGATATTCTTCAAGAACCAGAACTGCGACCGGATATTATATCAGAACATCTATACGTACTAGAATTGGAACCGGTACGTACATTAGAACAAGTACCCGTACTTCGAATCGAATCGATACCTATATCCGAACCGGATATTATATAGGTAACTTTACGGGCGACTATACTCGAACTCTATATTACACCGGTAACTATACTCGTACATTGTATTATACAGGCGACTATACTCGAACTCTATATTACATCGGTAACTATACTCGCACATTGTACTATACCGGAGACTATACTCGCATATCTATTCGTAATAGAATAACTCCATTATACTTTACTCGCATTGGATATTACGCAGGTGACTTTACGGGTGACTATACTCGCATTGGATCTTATGCAGGTGACTACATAGGCGACTACACTCGCATTGGATATTATACCGGAGACTACATAGGAAACTATTCGCGAAACTTTATAGGTGACTATTCGCGAACTCGCATCTCTGCGTATACTAGAATATCGACCCGTAGTAGAAATTCTTCATATATTCGCACTTCAATAAACCCATCGACCCGCGGCCGTCTCTCCACATATACTCGTATATCGGCACGTAGTAGATCATCCGCATACATTAGAATATCTACACGCAGTAGACCTAGTAATTACACAAGAACTCGTATTCAAAACAGAAGTTCTACGTATACTCGTACATCAACTCGTGATAGTATCGTTCAGTTCGTAGGTACAACTGGTACACGTTACTCAGATCAATCTAACTTGTTGTGGCAGAACTTTCCTGCTTGGACAGTTGGTACTGGTTCTGCAACTAACTATAATCAGAACGGGGACGGTAACTCACGTATTTCCGACACTTCTCCGAAGGGTACTGATATCGTTTGGGATGTGTCAAATCAAGATGCGACATCTAATGCAGATGGTGGTTGGAATACTTCAGCTTTCTCAGTTGATAAAACCAAACTATACAGATTCTCTACATGGGTAAGACGTAAAGTTATTGGTAATGGTTCATTCTATCTTGGTGTTGGCGGAACAGTATTGAACAGAAGTAATGGTGCATCTAACAGTAATCCGTACTTCCAAGCGAGAGGTTGGTGGTATGGTACCGAATCTCAAAACGAATGGTTTTTGGTAGTCGGTCACGTTTTCCCCGAAGGTTCTGGTACCGGTGCGGCTCATGCTGACTCTGGTATCTATAATATGGCGGGTGAGAAAGTTGTATCCGCTCAGAATGATTTTGTCTGGAGTGGTAACACTACTGCATACCACAGAACATACTTGTATTACTCAACAGATACCGCGACCAATCAACAGTTCTGGGAACCTCGTGTAGATGATACTACAAACGCAGCAAGTCCTAGTATCACTGATATGCTCACATTGTCATCGAACTATACTCGCACGTTCGCAGGTAATTTCACTGGTGATTATACTCGTGGATTTGCAGGCAACTACACCGGCAACTATACTGGTGAATATACTCGTATATCGACCCGTAGTAGAATATCCACATATATACGTACTCGTGCATCGTCTTATATTCGTAATCGTGTATCTGCCTACGCAAGAACTCGTATAACCGACTCTATTGGAAACTTTGTTGGTGACTATGGTAGAACCTTTACCGGAAACTATACCAGAAATAGTATCAGTACATTCGCAGGTAATTTTGTCGGTAACTATAATAGAGGATTCGTTGGTAACTATACCCGTATATCTCTCCGCACTTCGACTCGTGCATTTGAAGGTAACTATGCTCGTGCATTCGCAGGTAACTATTCTAGGACTCGGGTAACCGACTCTATTGGAAACTTTATTGGTGACTATGCTCGTGCATTCGCAGGTAATTACAATCGTGGATTTGGGGGTAATTATACCGGCAATTTCAATAGAACTTTTGTTGGGGAATACACAAGAAATAGTATCAGTACATTCGCGGGTAATTTTGTCGGTAACTACAATAGAGGATTTGTTGGTAACTATGCAAGAGGTTTTGCGGGTAACTATGTCGGCAACTACAACAGAAACTTTGTGGGAGAATATGCAAGAACTCGTGCGACTGATTTTGTAGGAGAATACACTGGTAACTTCTCAAGAATATTTGGTGGTAATTATGGCCGGACTTTCGTAGGAGATTTTGTTGGTAACTACAACAGAAACTTTGTAGGAGAATATACTCGGGATTCTACTTCAGACTTTGCGGGTAACTTTGTGGGTAACTACAATAGAACCTTTGTTGGCGAATATGCAAGAACGAGATCTTCTAATTATGTCGGAGACTTTACTGGTAACTATAGTAGAACTTTTGTTGGGGACTACTCAAGAACTTCGGTCAGAACCTCTGCACGAACTAGAGTATCCACTTTTAGTAGAAGTCGAAATTCAGCATATACCATAGATTCTACTAGAACTAGAACCTCGTCATACTTAGGTGACTTTACTGGTAATTATAGTAGAGGTTTTGCGGGTAACTATAGTAGAACATTCGCAGGAAATTATGCCAGAAACTTTACTGGTAATTATACCGGAACAACTGTTGATTCCGGAACAGGAGTGATTGAGACATATACCTTGTACGTAAGGGTTGCTTAATCTTTTGATATATAGTATAATGTAAATAATATACAATTGGAGAACTGAAATGAGTTATAAAAGATGGATGGATAATGCGTTCTGGGAAACAGAGGAGAAAGAAAAACTCAACTGTATCCTAGAAATGAAAGATGATCTGGATCGCGAGACCCGACAAGTAATGATGTTGAGTCGCAAGAATAAGGATGGTAGTGAAAATGAATTGTTCAATGAAGTCATTGATGCTTTAGGTGAAGAGTCTGTAGATAGAAATACCGAAGACCGTAAGATTCGTAAAGCTGCCGAAAAAGAAGAAGATAAACAACGTGATGTGGAACACGCACGTGCACGTAAGTTAGAAGAACTCTTTAACTATAAATTAGAAATCTTCGAAACCGAAGAAATTAAAAACTCTAAGAACAGAAAACTCAAGTCTAAACTTAGACGAGCAAAGTCCAAGGTAGAAGCGAATCTTTTTGCTATGTTGCTTTTAAAAGAAGAACTTGGAGTTGAGGAAGATGTCTGAGAAGTCTAAAGGTTATGTGTTGGTTGCATCGAATAAGATTAACTTCTATCGGTATGCGATCAATCTAGCAGAATCTATTCTGGATTATTACGAAGATGCGAAGATTACACTATTCTGCGAAGAGTGGATGTTCGAAGAAATACACCGAGATTTATTTGATAATGTTGAATGGTGTTCATCCCACTACCGTGCAAAACTAGATGGTATGGCTCGTTCTCCATATGACCTAACCATGTACCTCGATGTTGATATGGAAGTGGAACACGAAGATATCCGCATTTGTTTTGATGAATTGGAAAGACGTGACGAAGACATCTTATTCTCTGAATTGACCGATGATCGTGAATATGTCTATGCCGAAAGAAGTTTTGATACTCCCGATGGCCCATCCAAGTTCACTCTATGTGGTGGTGTTGCACTTTACGATATGACCAAACCTATTGTACGTGAGTTCATGGATGATTGGTGGGATCTCACACGCAGACAAATGGATCGTGACTGGTGGCCTGAAGGATATATAGAAAGTCTTCGGTCATGGGATCAGTTCAGTCTTTGGTGGTTGACCGAGAAAGAACCTAAATACAAAGACCTGAAGTATGGTATCTTGGAAGATGATTTGCGTTGGAACTATTATAACGCATTCAACTGGGCAAGGACTAGACCAGAAGGTGAAGTTATTGTCAGACATTATTCCTGTGGATTAGATAAGGACGGATATATTATATGAGTTATATGCAAGACATTCCGGTGATGAACCAAGACTTATTGGTGAAATTAAATGCCTATCGAGATTTCTTGACCAGAGATATCCCTGACTTCGAGGAAACATTTCATAAGAGTTGTTCTCACGAATCACGGAATAGACATTTCTGGGCGGGTAAAGGTCATCTGGAAGAAATATTAGATCAAGGAACCCGACACGAAGGATTTCCCGATCAGATGTATGGTTATGAAATGAGTGTTGGTCGCAAGGGACATGAATTTTTCAATAACGGGGTTCATCCCTCGGTAAGAAAAGATAGAACCGCAGAACTCGCGCACATGAATCAAGGACTTATGAATTGGTTGGGTGTGAAAAATAATGCACTAACCGCATGGTATCCGCCCGGTGGTTTTATCTCTTGGCACAATAATGCAAATGCAGCAGCGTATAATTTGATCTTCACGTGGTCGGAAACTGGAGAAGGTCAATTCGAATATGTAGATCCTATATCAAAAGAAGTTGTGGTGATGGAAGATAAGCCAGGGTGGCAGTGCAAGGCAGCATACTTTGGTCATTACGGTGAACCCGAAAGATTGTTCTATCATGCCGCGAAGACTGACTGTTGGAGATGTACAGTATCTTTCACTTTCGATACTTCCCAACTATCCGCTGAACTTCGCGAAGATTTACTCGAAGAAATTAGTTCAGACGAATAAATATCTCGTTTTCCAGTTTCCAAAACATATAAATAAAACCATAGACACAACTTTGGTTTGATGGGAACTGGAATGGCAGATTACGAAGACTTTACAATTGATCAAGGCGCAGACGTTGCAATCGAGTTGCACCTTCAGGAAACTGACGGTTCCAAGAAAAACTTGACTGGACATACCGTTAACGCAAAAATGAAACGTAGTTACACTTCTGTTGACAGTGATGAGATCCTAGATTTCACCACTATCGTTAGCGAACCCGCAACAGATGGTATTGCAGTTTTATCCCTCACAAATACTCAAACTGACACCCTCAATACAAGAACACGTTACGTCTATGACGTTGAATTAGCGGTCAATGATAGTGACGGTAATATTCTCATTGAACGAATTTTAGAGGGTAAGATCAAAGTCTCACCTTCGGTAACAAGGTAAATATATGGCTGTCACGGTATCCCTTAGAGGAAAAACTAAAGTTAAAAGGGTCGTTGTTGGGAAACCAATCAGACGTATCACATCAACTACAGGCAATATCAATAATATCGGTGGTGTAGATACCAGTAATGTTACGGATGGTGCAGTTCTAGTATTCAGTGAATCCACAGGCAATTTTGAGGCAAAAACTGAATTAAACAATCAAGAAGTTAACGGAGGCCAATACTAATGGCATCATTATTAAGAATAAAACGGTCGGGGACTTCGGGAGATCCGTCCACACTTGGCCAAGGTGAATTAGCATATTCATACTTGCCCGATAATGGTTCCAATGGTGGTGACCGTTTATATATCGGTACTGGTACTGAAATCGCAGGTAATGCAGTCAACCACGAAGTTATTGGTGGTAAATTCTTCACTCAAATGCTCGACCATGACAAAGGCACAGTTACCCCGAATAGTGCACTCATTGTTGATGCGGATAGCAAACTTGATATTTTAAAAGTCGATGACATTATTATTGATGGGAGTTCTATCAGTGTAACTGGTGGACTTACAATTGACACTCAAGGTAATGAAGTCGATTTTCTAAACGTACAACTTCACGGTGTTGCGACTCCTACCCATGACTCGGATGCTGCGAACAAAGGATATGTAGATGATCAAATTGCTACCAACACTTTTACTATCGGTGCAGATAACGGTACTAATGACACGTTCAATACTTCTACCGGTATATTGACATTCGGTGGTGGTACAGGTCTGACATCTACTGTTACTGATGATGCAATTACTTTTGACTTAGACAGTACTGCGGTAACGCCTGGGTCATATGGTTCTACCACACAGATTCCAACTTTCACAGTTGATGCACAAGGTCGTTTGACTGCGGCTTCTGTTGCGAACGTTGCAACAAACTTGACTGTCAACTCAGATCCTATCAGTCTACTTGACTCGGACTTGACATTTACCGCAACCGGTAATGGTCTCACTCTTACATATACCGCAACTACAAATACTGTAGACTATGCAATTGATGATGCGACTACTTCTTCGAAGGGTGTTGCTCAGTTCCTCTCTGATGACTTTGATGTAACTTCCGGTTCAGTATCTTTGGTGGATGATGTAGTAAAACTCATCATTACAGACTCTGGATCTGTAACTCCTACTGGACATGATTTCAATATCCTCGGTAATGGCGTACAGGGTCTGGATGTAACTGGTGCAGGTGCAACAGTAACTATTACACCAAGAACCGCATCGTATTCACAACTGGGTACCGCTAAATTTAATTCGAGTGACTTCACACTCAACTCTGGTGACGTAAGTCTCGATTCTTCGGTAGTGAAACAAATCACAACTGATGATGGTATTGTTCCTATTACTGGTCACATGGTATCTATCCTTGGTGGAGAAGGTATCAATGTAGGTCATGCAGGTACTAACATCTCTATCGAAGGTGAAGATGCGAATGGTGCCAATAAAGGTATTGCATCTTTCGAAGATACTGACTTTGATATATCGAATGGTCACGTAAGTCTGAAGGCTGCGTCTATTGCAAATGCAGATTTAGTAAATGATGACATCACAATAGGTGATACTACGGTTGCACTTGGTGCGACTATTACAGATCTCACCGGTCTAACCGGTATTACTACCGATACAATTCGTATCGATGGTAACAAGATCTCTACTAACAGTTCTACCGAGGTTCTTGTACTTGACCCTAAAGGTGGAGACTCTAACGGTGGTCAAGTTCTTGTACTGGGTGACCTTGTTGTACAGGGTACGCAGACAATCATTAACTCGACTACTATGTCGATCAATGACCTTAACCTTGTTCTTGCAGATAGTGCCGCAGATGCGACCGCTGCAAATGGTGCAGGTATTACGGTCAATGGTGCAAATGCAACAATCACTTACTCTGTTGCAGGAGACAAGTGGAACACCAACAAAGATCTAGATGTTGGTGGTGAGATCTATCGCAATGGTACGGTTCTTCGTGAATATATCGAAGACCACCTTGGTAATACATTCTTCGCTGCCGGTGAAGGTATGGACATTACCTATGGTGCTGCACAAGACAGTGATAATACTATCACATTCGCGGCAGAGATTGCAAGTTATACTAATAAAGGTGTTGCGTCTTTTGACTCAGACCAATTCACCATTACATCTGGTTTTGTGACTATCGCAACACTCGATGGTGGAACATACTAAATAATAGAATATCACCCCCTTCTATAAGGGGGTTTATCCAATATTGGAAAAGGTTGACAAATGTCGAATACACTTTTTAGATTAAAGAGAAGTGCAGTTAAGGGCAAGAGCCCGACTACATCAAATATAGAACTTGGCGAATTAGCGATCAACACAAATGATGGTCGTCTTTTCTTCAAGACAACGGATTCTGCATCCTCTAGTTCTATCGTAACACTCAGACAAGTATCTGGTGGAACCGGCATTACCGAGACCAACGGTGAGTTAAGTATCACCAACACTGGTGTCGGTGCAGGTACCTATGGTTCTACCACAACCATTCCAGTATTGACTATCAATGCGCAAGGTCAAATTGATAGTGCGGGAACTGTTACTGTTGCAGGTGTTTCGGGGTTATCCTTCGATTCCTCTAATGCAACTCTTACACTGGCCACCGCAGATGGTGGATCATTCAATGCACGAATTGGTCTACAACATTTCTCGACTTCGGATTTAAGTGAAGGGACTAACCTTTACTACACAACTGCACGTGCAGACTCCGCATTCGATGATCGTCTTGCTCTTAAAACAACAGACGATCTTACCCAAGGTAGCACAAACAAATATTATGCAACATCTCTATTCAATACAGATCTTGCAACCAAAACAACAGACGACCTAACACAAGGCTCGACTAACCTCTATTACGATTCCGCAACCACCACAACTACCGCACGAAATGCGATTAGTGTAAGTGGTTTACCGTTGACATATAACGCTGCAACTGGTACACTAGGTTATACCGAAGTATCATATGCAGGATTTGATTCTGACTTTGCGTTAAAAACTACCAATGATTTAAGTGAAGGTGGTTCTACCAATCTCTATTTCAACAATGCCAGAGCACGTGCTGCGGTATCTGCGACTGACAATGGCGGAGATGGTTCATTCTCGTATGATAGTTCTACAGGTACGTTCTCCTTTACCGGCCCTTCTGCGGCCGAAGTCCGTGCACATTTTAGTGCAGGTACAGGTATTGGTATCACCAATGGTCAAATCTCGACAAGTATTACACAATATACAGATGCAGACGCACGTGGCACAGTATCAGTAAACGATGCTGGGGGTGATGGGTCTCTTTCATATGATTCATCCACAGGTATCTTTACATACACTGGCCCAAATGCGAGTGAAGTCCGTGCGCATTTATCTGCCGGTGGTGATTTATCATATGACTCTGCGACTGGTAGATACTCTTTCACACAAAGAACAGACTCAGAAGTACGTGGTCTTGTATCGGTAACAGATGCAGGTGGAGATGGTTCTCTATCTTATAACAACGGTACTGGTGTAATCACATACACAGGCCCAAGTGCATCCGAGACTCGTGCACATTTCTCTGGTGGAACTGGTGTCACAATCACTGACGGGTCTATTGCGATTGCACAGTCTGTCGGAACAACCGATGATATTGTATTTGGTAAGGTAACTGTTGACTCCGCAGAGATTGGATGTCTACACTTAACTAAACAAGAAACTGCACCTAATAGTCTTGCGGGTTTACTCTACTATGATTCAAACCCACAGAAAGGTATATCGTTTATACCAACAACCAATGAATTGGTTCAAGATGTAACAATCAACCTCGGTCAAGAACATTTAATATATGTTCATAACTTGACCGGTGGACAGATTAACAATGGTGATGCGGTATACGTATCCGGTACTGCACACGGTATCCACCCCCAAGTATCTCTTGCAAAGGCAGATGCTTCTTCTACAGCAAATGTTACTGGTATTGCAACTATGGATATCCCGAACGGGAACCACGGTTATGTGACTCAGTTCGGTTTAGTAAATGGTTTGAACACTTCGAATATGATCGAAGGTGCATTTGCATACCTTTCTGCTGATAGTGCGGGTAAGTGGTCTACAACTGAAGTATCAATCGACCAAGGTTATCCTACACACGTAGGTCGTGTAATCTCAGTAGATTCTACTTCGGGTTCACTACTTGTAAACGTTGAGAAAGAACACGCAGAATATATCCGTGTTGAAGACCGTATGATTGTTGATGGTAAAATCACTGCGGATTCTGGTGACTTCAAACTACTTAACGTAGACATATCATCCTACTCGGATATCGATGTTCCCAATAACCTTCCTGCTTTCCGTGAAGGTAACTTGTTTTATATGCAAGGCCCTGATGCACTTGTATACTCGAACTCATCAATCAATGTCAAAGTTGGTCAAGATGAAATCATGCGAGTTTTCAACAACTCGGGATCATCTATTCCCAAGGGTAAAGTTGTATATGTAACTGGTGCTGCAAATGACTTCCCGACAATCTCACTTGCAAAGGCAGATAACTTCAGTACAACATACACAACATCTGGACTTGCATCAAGTACTATCGCTAATGGTGCATATGGTTATGTAACAGTACGTGGTCTATACGGTGGGTTGAATACTGCATCCTTTAATGTGGGTGATACCCTTCACGTTTCTCCTGATAGTGCGGGTGAAATGGTAGCATTTTCTCCTGATTATCCTAACTGGCCATATCAAGTTGGTACGGTACTTGTTTCGGATTCCGCAACTGGTGGTAATGTCGGTGGTTGTATTCAGATCCGTCTTGCTCCAGAGATTGCAGAGAACATTCGTGTTCAAGGTAACCAACGTGTAGATGGTGATGTCACTATCGCAGGTAATCTGAACATCCTTGGTTCTGAAACAACAACTACTGTACAGTCTCTAAACGTTGGTGATCAGTTCATCTATGTTGGTGCAGGTGATACCATCGAAACAGTATTCGGTGCGGGTATATCTGGACTTAATGATGCGACTTTCAAAGAATATTATGAAGGTGATTCTGACAGAACGTATTTTGTCAAGATAACCGGAACCGATAGTGCAGGTGATACTATCCAATGGGGTTTCGACTCTGCGGAAGGTATTGGCGAGTTTACTCCGTTATCGTTTGATTCGGACGGTGGTACAGGCCCTACCTCTTGGAACTTGGGTGTAGATAATACTCTTGTACCATTAAGATATAACGTCAAGGTAACTTTCTCGTCTCCTACTGGTCACACTTTAAACAACTACTGGAAAGGTGACGCACAACCAATCAATCAAGATTTTGGTATTGTCGGTAACTACAATACGATTGATGCGCCATATACCCATGCGGGTGTCTTCCGTGATACCACAGATAGTCGTTGGAAGTTCTTCAACAAATACGATCCAGAAGTTGGTGGAAACATCAATACTTCAGACCCATCTTTTGAACTCGCAGACTTGCAAGTCAACAGATTATATGGTAATGTTACTGGTGCAGTAACGGGTAATGCGTCTACCGCAAATAGTCTTCTCACTTCAAGAACTATTGGTATTTCTGGTGATGTGACTGGTACCGCAACTTCGTTTGATGGTACTAGTAACATTACTATTACGACTGGGATTACTGCGAATACTATTGTCAATGCTGACATCAATACAAATGCTGCGATTGCAGATACTAAACTCGCAACAATCTCAACTGCGGGTAAGGTACAGAATTCTGCAACTACTGCGACTTCTGCGAATACCGCAAGTACAATTGTTGAACGTGATGGTTCAGGTAACTTTACTGCAACTGCAATCACCGCAAACCTAACAGGTGACGTAACTGGTACTGTATCGAGTCTATCCAACCATACGTCTACTATCCGTAACTTATTCAGTGTAGATAATTCGGGTCTTGGATATGATAGTGCGACCGGACAGTTTAGTTTAGCAAATCCTGGCGTAGACTCTGCGTCAACTCTTGCATTGTTCTCTGCTGCAAATAGTGGTACCGGATATGGTACACTCTCATATTCAAATGGAGAGTTTAGTTTTGCGAAGGTAACAGATGCAAACATCCGTTCTGCAATATCCGCAAGTACTGGTATCTCAATCACCGATGGGGCGATTTCAACTACCATTACACAGTATACTGATACTCTTGCACGTGGTGCAATCGGTATCAATAATAATGGTACTGGATTCGGTTCTTTAAGTTATAACTCTGGAACTGGTACAATTACCTATAACAAGGTCACGACACAAAACATTCGTGATCAATTCAGTGTTACTGGTGATATCGCATATGACTCTGCGACTGGTCAGTTCTCGGTAGATGAAACATACTCTACTGCAAATGAACTGTTGACTGCGGTCAAGACTGTAGATGGATCGGGTTCAGGTCTGGATGCTGATGTTCTTGATGGTCAACAAGGTTCGCATTATCGAATCAACGTATATAACTCTGCGGGAACGCTACTTAACTAATAGGTAATAACATGGCCAATCCAAATACAAGAGACGAACATATTGACTACTGTCTACGGGCATTAGGATCTCCTGTACTCGAAATTAATGTGGCGGACGAACAGATCGAAGATCGTATTGACGAAGCTTTACAATGGTTTCGTGAATATCACCCTGATGGTAAAAGACGATTTTACATTACACATCAACTTGTTCAGGCAGAAATTGACGCAGGGTTTTTCGAACTACAAGAAGATCTATTAACTGTTGTACGCATGTTCCGTGTGGATAGTGTGACTGCATCAACCAACTTCTTTGATATTAAGTATCAGATGAGATTGAATGATATTAGTGATCTAAATAGACATAGTGGTGACATGGCATACTATGAACAAATGCAACAACACCTATCATTACTTGATATGAAACTAAGTGGGGAACCACAGATTACATTTGACCGACAGAATGACAGAGTATATTTCTATCATGATAAGGCAGATTTCACAGTAGGTAACTATGTGGTCTTTGAGGTATATGGTGATATTGATCCTAATGCGGGAACAAACTCGGATTTGAATTCACTATGGAACCATAAGTTTTTAAAACAATATTCTATCGCACTACTCAAGAAACAGTGGGGACAGAATATGTCTAAGTTCGAAGGTATGCAATTACCTGGCGGTGTTACTATTTCGGGACGACAGATCTATGATGATGCTGTTGCAGAGATAGAACAAATCATGATTAAATTCAGAGAAGAAGAAGACATTGGCCCAATGTTCTTTGTAGGATAAAAAATGGCAACGAATCCGTGGGTTTCCCAAGCAGTACGTGGCGAACAGAACTTATACGAGGACTTGGTAATCGAGTCCTTGAAGTTCTATGGTCAAGATGTATATTATTTACCCCGTGAACTTGTCAATGTAGATAAAGTGTTCCTTGATGACGTTCCTTCGCATTTCAGTGACGCATACAAAATAGAAATGTATGTAGAGAATGTAGATGGTTTTGGAGGAGAGGCTGACTTATTCTCCAAGTTCGGAGTAGAGTTACGTGATCAAGCAACATTTGTTTGTGCACGAAGAAGATGGAAAGGACTCATCGGTGATAAACTAGATGCGTATAACTTCCGTCCAAGAGAAGGTGATATCATATACATCCCATTCTCTCAGTCTATGTTTGAGATCTTCAAAGTAGAAACCGAAACACCTTTCTATCAACTAAGTCAATTACCTACGTTCAGACTTCAGTGTGAGTTATTCGAATATAATGACGAAGACTTTGATACTGACATCGAAGGTATTGATGACGTGGAGGTTGAGAGTGCATACCAATACAAACTGGTTATGGATTCTCCGGAGGTTGCGAGAGCAACTGCAACTACACTGATCAATCTCGATGGACAAGTGACACAGTTTCAAACTGGTTTCGCAGGTAAGGGATATACTTCTGCACCCACAATAACTCTAGAATCTGCCTTGGGTAGTAATTCACAGTTCGGTAATGCGTCTCTAGATGTAGGTCGTGGTCGTGGTTCAGA